ACCAGCGTTGTCTGATCCAGGCCGAGTATCAATAATGTCGGATAAAGCAACAGATGACGGGTTTACCCAAAATTCTACGGTGAAGTCGCCTGTACCAAATACACCTGTATTTGTTGTAGTAAGATAATCCCCACTCCCATCAAAGTAATTACTCCAATTCCCATCCTCAAGCGCATACGGCCCGAAGTTATCCCCGTAGGCATCGCCATTCACAGTGATAGGAAAGTTGTTTGTGGAGTTATCTTTGAAGGCTAGGTAGCTAGGATCACCAGTGTTTCTATAGTTAGTAGCACCTTGGTTGCCATCACCATGCAGAAGCAAGACAGTTTGGTTGAAGTTGGGATCAACCTCTTCCCCGGCAGCACCGGCGGCACTAGATAAGGCTCCGATCAAGTCCATTACTTAATATCCAATCCAGCTACTAGGCCAGCCCAGGTCGTGCCACCATCTCTAGTCGTGAAAACTAATTGGTCAACACCTGCGGCAGTTAGTGAAGGCGGTGATCCTCCAGGCCAATCCACAGAAGCAGGCCACGTAATAGTATCTGAACCACCGTCGGTTAACTCAAGAACAAACCCACCAAAATCGCCTGATGCCGGAGGATTACTAAAAGTAAATGTCGATGCTTGGTCTAGTGTCGCTGAGAAAAAATTTGCCACTGTAAGATCGAAAGTTCTAGTTGCACCAACATTACCAATAGCAGAACCCTCAATGGCGTAGTCCCTAAGAACTGGGCGTTGTACTAAATAGTCAGCAAAGTTTTGGTTAGCTGCCCATGTCTGAGATACATCGAGTTTAGCAGTGTCAGCATCATAGCCCTGAACCGTTACACCAATATCTGATGTAACAAGCGCATCACCGCTTTCAGCACCCACTTGAGTATAGACATGCCAAGTCGTACCATCATACACAAGCGTTACATGCGCCCCAGAAATATCTAACGTAAGATCCTCAGATACACCCTCAATCGTAGAGCTATTACGGCCAACTGTCAGGTTTGTAGAACCCCAGTCATCACCGTCAGCAATAAGAACATAGTCACCACTAGATGGGGAAAGAGGGAGTGTAAGAGTCCAAGTACCGCCAGATGTATCAGCAATAATTCCTTCACCAGCAGCTACCGTGTAGTTCGCAGTTTTGCGAGTGTACTCAACACCGCCACCAATAGAACCCCAAGCCGACCCGTCGTAGCCTTCAAACGAACTGGTATCACTATTGAAGCGAAACATACCAGCAGCAGGGCTACCCGGACGCTCACCGTTAGTACCGGCAGGGACATTAGCAGCCCCAGTAGAAGCGTCCTGTTCAACCTTAAAGCTATTTAGGTTGGTGAAGTTGGCATCAACTTCAGCATTAGTTAGCGGGGAACCTTTCCCCGCCCTTGTCGTAATACTTGCCATGACCTAGCTCCTTAGGAAGCTGATAGGGTAATCGTCCAAGTGATGACCATCGTATCATCAGCAGCTTTATTAATAACTGAGAATACCGTTCGGCAAAGCATGTCACCGCTGGTTGATGCGTTAAAAACACCTGCTTCAGTAATAGCACCAGTGCCTTCACCTGGGTCAAACGTAGCTACATAAATAACTTTCTCATTGTTGCTTCCTGAGATTGTTGTACTGTCAAGAGCTTTACGACTTCCAAGTTGTGAGCCAAGAGCAGTATCGTTTGCAGCGGCGGCAGTAGCACCAGAACCAACAGCCATATGTGTCATAGTTGCTTTAGCTGTACCGACCATGCGGCTAATGATGTAGGCAAGACCAGAGTTAACAACTAGATTCTCAAGATCACGTTGCTCTTTAACTGCTCCTGCTTTGTCTTTCAGAACGATACTAAGGCGTCCAGAAAGTTTAAGTTTCTCATTCGTATTCATAAGTAAATCCTCTTAAAAGGTTCTTGATTCGCCCACGTAATCTTCTGCAAAGTAGGTTATGTCGCAGTACCCTTGGCTTACGATCAAGCCGGAGTCAGTTGCAGCAGGAGCCTCTGAGAGGCCAATACCTAATTGTAATGCAGTAGAATCAGTAATTCCAACTGTATTAGTAGTATTTTTGAAGAACGAAATTTCTTGGTCATCTTCTGGTGTAACAGCCCCATCTATGTCATCTGTAGCATTTACGCCATCACTAAACGATCTTCGATAAGTAGTTTCGATAAGAGGGCTAGACTGCACACCGACTGAATCGGCAAGGACTTTACTAAAGTCAACTACAAAGCCACCACTAATTACGTAATCCTCAGACACATAGTCTTGAGCAAAATATGTTTCTGTGTCCTGAATACCTACTGTATTGTTTATCCGCTTATTTGGTACAACAATTGCATCATCGGATGCAGCTAAAAGATCTGTAAAAAATTTCTTACGGATAATTAATAACTCATCCTCAACAGTTACAGTATCGGTTATGGACTTTGACTTGATAAAATTTCCAACAGCAACAGCCAGCTTCTTAGCTTGTACAGCTAACGCCAGCTTTATAACGCTATAGGAAATCGTAAACTTCAATCAAACTCCTCACGAACGGTAAACTGTAGCGGGTTAAACAAAGTCTCAACCGAACCATCAGCCAAAGTAACTTCTATCTCACCTTCATAATCACCTGGCTCTAAGTCAAGATCAGTAGGTTGCCATGCAATTACAGCAATACCATCTGTTGCTGGAGATAGAATAGTAGCGTTTCGACTTAATAAAAGCGTAGTTGTGTTAACCGCACGAAGATGTAAAGTTACGGTAGCACTTGTTAGATTAATAGCCGCACCGGTTTGTGAGTTAGTTAAGGTCAACCTTAACTGTGGGGCCGTATCGTTACGTACTAGTTTTATAGTAGCCATAATTATTCCTATGCAAATCTTGGGATTTGAACTGACAGAGATCCACGAGAATTACCAAGATTAGCCCTAGCCCTTCGTTCTGTAACCTGCGCAATAAATTGTTTTGCATGATAAGACGCTAACTCCCTGTCTGACCAGTTGGTGTTAGGTAGCACTAAAAGATGTTGTAACGCACCATGAAGGATCACTTCTTCTAAGTCATTAAATATAACTTCATCCATCTCTGTTGCGGTGCGACTAGGTTTTAGTGCATATATCATGCGCATCGTGTAGGTTTTTTCAGCATCAGGTAACGGGAGTACAACAAACTGATGAGGGCTAAGTTGAGTAATTGCTTGCGGCTCACTACCGTACTCAGCAATATCTGCAGCGGTTGTATATGTATCCACCCAAGCCGGATAACGGTCTGTTGCCTCGTCTAAAGTAAGTCGGTCAAGAGGCTCATCATTCATCCATGTCGCAAGCACGGCATGAACTTCGGTATCAAAAGGCTTGTTGTAGTTGTACTGCGGAACACCAGCAGTTAAATTAAATTTAGGCTGTGTGTATCGCCATGCAAGAGTTCTTTCACAAGCACGAATAGCCGCATCACGGATATATTGAAACATCGTTTCTTGTGGACATCCCGGCGTACTAGGGTTAACCCTAGTTATTAGATCTTTGAACTCTCGTGTAGCCATATTAGATCACCTGTTTAGGGTCAAGCCCACCTTCTTCAGAGTCCGTAACTGTGCGAGACTGCAATGCAACGCCTAGACTTTGAGTAAATGAATCTTGATAAAGTTTTGCACGGCCAGAAGATACGCTCTCATCATCAATCGACTCGGCTAAAAACACCGTGCCATCAACAATTGTTGGGAAATATGCATCAGGAAGTAGCAGGATCGTGGCATCAACAGCGTAATCTGTAGGAGATTGTGCGTATTCTCCGACTAAAGTTACTCCTGAAATGGGCCTTGGGTAGACAAAAAACTTATTGGGGTTGCGCACATGGCGCATAAAATTGACAGGAGTACCCGGCGTTTCGCTTACCCAGTTAGGATAGGTTTGATCAAAAGTATCCCTGCTAACTTCTGTAACAGCATTACCATTTAGCACCTGAAAGATTTCCATCAAACGAATTGAATCACTTGGCATGGACTGAAGTACGGTATTTGCTGTAGTACTGATATTGCCAATAACAGCAAAAAGATCAGGGCGAAGAATCGCCATGCGCTTAAGAGTTTGGTTTACAAACCCAAGCAGCACAGTATCGCTGTAACGCTGAGGAGCCAGCGTATCAGATAGAAGTCTTCGTACTTCAACAATTACTTCAGCAGGTGTCATTAGGGTAATCCTCTAGATGCTTCAGCAGCAAGTTCTGGATCAGTATAAGCAGGCGGCTCAGGCACTTCTTCAGTGGTTAAATCCAAAGCTTTTTTGGTTCGCTTGCGAACCTTCTCAACATTCTCAACCATCTCCGGTTTAACAAACCGTTCTGGATATGCTTCTTCCTCTGTGACTTCCTCACACTTTGGATTCTCCGCAAGGATCTCATTCCACTCATAGATAGTTCCGTCTACTATATTTCTTAGATACCTCATGTGTCCTCCTTAGAAAATATAAATCTGAGAATCAATAAATCTACAACAATTGATGGTAGATGGTCATCATCCCCACGCACATACTCAATGCCAACTGAAGCCCCATTGATAAGATAGAAACTAACTCCTAGCTTCATATGCGGCAATTCGTTTCTTAAGTTCCGCAATTTCTGCGTCTCTTTCTACAAGTTTCTTTTGGTAGCTTTCATTCATTTCTACCCATACTTTCATGCCAGTCATACGCTCTTTATGGTCGTCCATCATCATATTGAACAATCGCTCTGAAGCCTCAATCTGTTTTTGTACAAAGTCAATCATGCTTTTGTTTTTGCCGCTCGTATGTTATCTACTAGATTTGGGTACTTCCTACCACTTGCTTTTGCAGCGGCTTTCGCTTTTGCTTTCTGCGCAGAAGTTAGTGGTTTAGATTTACCTAATGCTTTAGGTCTAGGTTTATTCCAGATTTCCATTAGCAGTTCCAAGCCTTCAAAGACTTATTAATACGGGAGTTTGGGTCGTTGGCTGTTTTGGATGAAGTAAGTTTCTTCTTCATGCCCTGCATCCTTGCGCAAAAGCTCTTCCTCCGTCCTTCGTCTTCCTTCGTTTTTGGATTGGGTGCGGGAGGTTTTAACCCGGGGTTCCCTGGGTTTGCCTTGTTGTAGCTTGCTCGGCCTTTTGCGTTCAGACCACCTTTTGGGTCTTTGCCTTCTTTCTTCTGCCATGCTGGGGTAGTCATTATGCAGATACTCCTTTAATCACTACAAAATTAAG